TGTTTGCCAAAACCCGAAGACAGTAATCAGACCGTTAAGTCGGAGATTACAGTCAAATTTGAAACCCTAAAGTAGCAGACCGTAAGCGAATAGAAACTGACCGTAAAGTCGGAGTTTCAAAGCGTAGTCGGAGCGAAGGAGATAGAGATATGGCATTGCCACGAGTAATTCAGCAGCAAATTGATGACGCAGATGCGTATGTAGCCCAGATGAACGGTCAGACCGCAGCAAATGCGGAGACTAACCAGAATCCAGACCTTCAATTAGAAGCGAACGACCCGCCGCAACCAGTCTCGCAAGAGCCGCAACCGAAGACGGTGCCCGAAGAAACGTGGGAACGAAAGTACCTGACGCTCAAGGGAATGTATGACGCTGAAGTGCCACGACTGCACGCACAGACACGAGAACTGAACCAACAGGTTCAAGGCTTGATTGCTGAGAATGCTGCTGCCAAAGTACAACAGATTAATACGCCATCGACGACGAAATCGACTCTTATCACTGAACAAGACAAAGAAGCATTTGGTTCTGACTTGTTGGATTTGATTGACCGTGCCTCTGAGCAAAAAGTTTCCGAAGTTCGGAATCGCAATGCTGAGTTGCTTGGGGAAATCAGAGAGTTAAAAGGTAAGCTTGGGAACGTAAGTGATCGGCAGGTGGTATCTGATAAAGACAGGTTCCTATCCAGCTTGAGCACAAAAATTCCTGACTGGGAAGCTTTGAATGTAGATTCAGGTTTCTTGGCATGGTTGGCTGAAGTAGACCCGGTTTACGGGCTGCCACGTCAGTATGGATTGAATAATGCTTATGAGGCATTTGACGCAGACCGAACGGCTGCAATTTTCAATCAGTACAAATCCATGGTTACCCCTAAGACCCAACAAAGAACACCGAGTCTTTCGAGTCAAGTAGCGCCGACTCGCTCTCGTAGTACGCCTGCTCAGAATTTGGGAACCGAAAAACCGAACTTTAGCCAAGCTGAAATTTCGCAGTTTTACGATGACTGGATGAAGAACAAGATTACAAACGATGAAGCGGCGAAGATTGAAGCAGAAATTCATGCCGCCTACGCTGAAGGACGAATTAGATAGTCCCCAAGCATGGTGGCCTAGCCAAATCATTTTTGAATTAGGAACATACCATGTCTACTATTACCGCAGCAGCAGCCTATCCCATTAACTCGGGTGGTTTTAACACCCCCGGTGGTCAGGTTGCTTATTCTGGCACCGCTTATTCCGGTTCCTTTATCCCCGCCCTCTGGTCTGGCAAGCTGGCCCAGAAATTCTATGCCGCCACCGTTTTTGGCGAAATCGCCAATACCGACTGGCAAGGTGATATCACCGGCATGGGTGACACCGTGATTATCAACACGATCCCTTCGATCACCATTAACAGCTACAGCATCGGTCAAAATTTGGCTTATGAAGTACCTGCTCCTAGCACTATCCAGTTGGTTATCAACAAGGGTAAGTACTTTGGTGTGAACGTCAACAACGTGTTGGAACTGCAAGCCAAGCCTAAATTGATGGACATGTTCACCAATGACGCCGCCATGCAGATGAAGATTCAGATCGACAAGGACATCTTGTACACGAACTACAACCAAGGCGCTGCCGCTAACCAAGGCGCTACTGCCGGTGCTATCTCTGCCTCGTTCAATCTAGGTACTGATCTAGCTCCTGTCGCGTTGACCGCTGCTAACATCCTGCAAAGCATCACCGCTTTGTCCAGCGTGTTGGATGAAAACAACGTGCCTGAGACTGACCGTTGGTTGGTTATCACCCCCACTGAGCGTCAAATCTTGATGCAATCGAACTTGGCTCAAGCCCAGTTCATGGGTGATGCTGCTAGCGTTCTGCGCAACGGCAAGATCGGTATGATTGACCGCTTCACTGTGTATGTCTCCAACCTCGTCCCACGCGGCGCTGCTGGTAAGACCTACATGAACCCCAACACTGGCACTGATGCCACGTTGACAAGTGCTCTGAAGCGTCACGCTGTTGTTGCAGGCCACAAATCTGCCATCACCTTTGCATCGCAAATTGCCAAGGTTGAGTCCCTGCAAAACCCCAACGACTTCGGTACGCTGGTTCGCGGTCTGAACGTCTATGGCACCCAAGTAGCTCAGGCCAACGGTCTGGCTCTCTTGAATGTCGCAGGCTAAAGAATAAGGCGGGGCTTCGGCCCCGCTTTTCTTACCTAAAGGAAAAAACATGACTACGAAAAATGACTTGGTAATTAGCGGTTTATACGGCACTCAAGCCGCCGGTGTTGTTGGTACTGTGGCAACTGGTATTGCTGCTGCTGGTACTACCATTACAACTGGTACGGCTTTGACTGCTGATATAAACGTGGTATCGACAGTTGTCGCTAGTACAACAGACGGGGTAACCCTTCCTACAAACCGTGTAGCTGGTGATACAGTTGTGGTAGCAAACACTTCAGCCGCTACTTTAAAAGTTTATGGTTCTGCAACAGCATCGACAGGCGTTATAAATGGGGGCACGGCAGGTGCAGCCTATTCGTTGTCGACTCTTACAGTTACTAAATTTATTAAAGTGGATGACACAGCCGCAACTTGGATTGCCATTAAAGGTGCTTAATATATAGGGGCTTCGGCCCCTATTCTTCAAAGGTAGAGCATGGCAACTGTAACCGCAGGCACAATTATTGACAAAGCTGCCTCGCAGCTTATTGATATTGCAGGCATTAGATGGACAAGGGCTGAACTACTTAAGTCGCTTAATGATGGTCTGCGGCAGATTGTTCTTATGCAGCCTACTGCAACTAATACGCCCGGAGCTGTACAACTTACCGCAGGCACGCGCCAGCTTTTACCCACAGGCGGATGGTTACTTTTAGGTATTTATCGAAACATGGGCACTACAGGTACGACTCCGGGTCGTGCTGTACGTGTTATTTCTCGTGAACTGATTGACGGGTTTAACCCAAGTTGGCATACAGCCACAGCAAGTGCAGTCACGCAGAACTATATCTATGATCTACAAGATCAAACGGCTTACTACGTTTATCCGCCGAGCACGGGGACAAACTACCTTGAGATAAACTACTCAGCACAGCCATCTGATCTGACTTCTGAGTCACAGGTTATCCCAATGTTTGATGTATACCAAATGCCACTTTTTGATTACATTATGTACAGGGCTTGCACCAAAGATGCTGAATATGCTCCGGGTGTAGCGCTTGGTCAAATGTACTTGACCACGTTTACTGCGTCTGTTGGCGTCAAAGAGCAGTCAGAAGTCAAAGCAGGCCCAGAACAGGCGCTTTTGCCACGCAATCCTAACGTCGGCGGGTCTATGTCATGAGCGAAGTTACCTACGACAATTTTCTGGTCGAGGTTATGCCTTACGTTCGGGATGTACCCGAAATTGTGGCTATTCAAGCCATACGAAACGCATGTATTCAATTCTGCCAAGAAACCCGGTATATCCAAGACAACCTTGATTCTATGTCTGGAATTTCTGGCATTAGTAAATACGATCTTGAGCCAAACGATGGCACATACAAAATTGCTGATGTTGTTGAAGTATGGTATGGGGACTCATTCCTTGTGCCAAAATCAATTGAGCAGTTGACGCAAATTTATCGTAGCACCAACTGGAATACGTTGGGTGGTAATCCGTATTACTACTTTCGTCCTTCTTCACAAGAAATCCAGTTAGTACCCTACCCACAAGTAACGGAAGCTGGAAAAATTCGTATACGGGCAGCGCTCACCCCTAGCCGAGCGTCTACAGGTGTAAAGGAGGAAATCTATGAACGGTTTCTTGAAGATATTGCCTATGGAGCGCGTGCGCGTTTGTACAATACACCGAATCAACCATACTACGACTTAAAAACGTCCCTTGAGTACTTAAAACGATTCAACGATGTAATGGCTGATGTTCGCACGCAAGTTAACAAAGGGCTGACTCGTGCATCGGTACAGATTGAATTCCAGAGGCTTGTATGACCGATAAAATTAAACTTGTCCAAGACGATACGCGCCCTGCGTTGGTATGCGCCATTACAGATGATGTAACTAGCGCGGCTATTAATTTATCTGGAGCTACAGTTCTTTTAAAGTTTCGCGCAGTTGGGTCAACAACATTACAAGCTACTGTGACTGGATCAGTGACAGACGCCCTTAATGGGCAAGTTACTTTTTATCCTTCTTCTGCTCCTGAAATGTTATCTGGGGCTGCCGGTGACTATGAAGGTGAAATTCAAATTACATTTGCTGATGGACAAATTCAAACTGTATACGACCTTTTAAAATTTAAGGTGCGGAGTGATTTCTAATGCCCGCGCAAATAACTGGTAATAACACTTCTGCAATAGTTACTTCGGTAAAACTAAGAGTAGGTGTTTCTACAGTTGTTCCAGTAGTAGGTGCTACTAGGGTTTATCCTGTAGTAGATGTAGCGTATATTCTTTTAGTTGCAAGCGCATATTTAGATACAACAGGTAAGTTTAAATACATTACTGATATTTTTAGTATTGCTGATTTAGCCAGCTTAAATATATCAAAAATTGCTGATGCTGATGCGTTTATATTAACTGACACACAGGTATTAAGTACAGGCAAAAATCTCAATGATACTGCCACACTAACTGATAACTTAGTAACAGTATTAATTTTTATCCGTGCTGTAAACGATGTAGTTAACTCTTCGGATTCTAATAGTTTATTAGTTAGCCCGCTTTATTCTGATACAGTTACTATATCAGACGCATCAAGTGTAATTGCATTTGGGGTAAGTAAATTCTTTAATGACTCTTTTGCACTAAACGATTTATCAGACGCAGCAGGCCCGGAATGGTCTTTTTCGGACTATACAAATAACACTGTATCAACCTCAGATAGCTCTATAGTAGCTAGTACTAAAGTGTTTTCAGACTCGTTTTCCTCAGCAGATAGTGGTACATTAATATCCCAAGGGTATTGTGATTTTACTTATTTTGCTGAAGATTACGTCGGGGAATCTAGAACTTTTTAAACAGGAGTAGTTTATGGTAAACGATAATATTAAAATTACTGGTGATGTCAAAATTGATATCATTGGTTCAGATGGGGTTGTAAAAGACTCCCGTGAAATTAAAAATTTAGTTGTCACAACAGGCAAAACTTTCATTGCATCTCGTATAGTTGGTGTTGCATCTACTGTTATGGGTTGGATGGAACTTGGCACTGGTACTACAGCCGCCGCTGTTGGCGATACAACGCTGCAAACTGTTATTTCTAGTTCGCGGGTAACTTTGACAAGCGGTACAGCGGCTACCAATGTGGTAACGTATGTTGCGTCGTTCCCAGCCGGTACAGGTACTGGTGCTGTTACTGAAGCAGGTGTTTTTAACGCCGCTAGCGCGGGCACAATGCTTTGCCGTACAGTATTTGCAGTTGTTAACAAGGGCGCAGCCGACGTAATGAGTATTACTTGGACAATTACTGTCAGCTAAGGACTAGCTAATGTCAACCATCGTTCTTCGTTCGGTTAAAGGCTCTCCGTTAACCAATACGGAGGTCGATACCAATTTTAGTAACCTCAATACAGATAAGTATCAGTCTGGCAACGCTTTGGGCACACCGGCATCCGGTGTTCTTACTAATGCTACGGGGTTGCCGCTTTCTACAGGTGTAACTGGGACACTTCCAATTGCTAACGGAGGCACTGGTTCTTCACTAACTACCGCAAATTTGGTATTTATTGGCCCTACATCTGGGGTACCCGCAGCACCAAGTTTTCGCGCTTTAACAACTGCTGATATTCCTTCACTGTCCTACGTCACCTCGGTGGCTGCAACTGTTCCAGCGTTTTTGTCTGTTTCTGGTTCACCAATTACCAGTAGTGGTACGTTAGCAATCTCTTATTCTGGTACAGCCTTACCTATTGCTAACGGCGGTAGTGGGCAGACTACTGCATCAGCAGCGTTTAATGCTTTGTCTCCGGTTACCACTACAGGCGACCTAATTATTGGTAATGGTACTAATAGTTCTACTCGACTAGCAATAGGCACAAATGGTTATGTTTTAACTTCTAACGGAACAACAGCAACTTGGTCTGCTGCTACCGGTGGTGTATCTCAAATCATTGCTGGAACAAACGTAACTATTTCTCCTGCTGGTGGGACTGGTGTAGTTACAATTAATTCTTCAGGCGGTGGGGGCGGTAGTGCATATACAAGAACTACTTTTACCGCTACAGCAGGGCAAACAGCGTTTACAGTTACCTATGCAGTGGGGTATCTTCAAATCTATGTAAACGGCGTATTGCTAACAGGCTCTGATTACACAGCTAGTAGTGGT